TGAGTTTGTTGCATGAACATTGAACTTCTTCAAGTCTGCCGCAACAGCAGCCTTGGTTTCTGGATCAAGATCATCAAATCCAATTGGATCTTCGCTCTTAGTAGATTTCATAGCTTCAAGAATTTGACGAAGTGGCCAATTAACACCACGACGTGGAGTCATAGTTACTAGATCAACTGGAACCTTCTGAAGTCTACCAGCAGCATGGAACTTCTGTAACAATGTAGTATTGCTACCATCTGGACTCATGCGACGTGCAAGAACTTCTGCAAGATTCTCAGCCTGCTGACCTTCTGTACTATCAACTACCTTACGAAGTGCTTCGTTAAAGGCATCTGGAAGTGCATCGGTATCAACCACTAATGCACTTTCTGGATCGTCTGGAAGACTCATGAAAACCACAACAACATTCTTACCAGTGTTGGCAAGTATACCTGTGTGTTTTGTCATTCCTTCGAACATTATTAAGCTACTCCCGGTGCTGTACTAACTTCTGACCCCTGTGTAGTAGTTGTGCTCTGCTCAACTCCATTTTCTGGCTGCTGTGGTGCAACGGCCTGTAGGAACTTGCTGATCTTGCTGTATAGCTGACCAACTGGCTCTAGTTCGGGACCACGAAATGCACCGCGACTTGATGCAAGATCGAGAACAACTAGTACATTCTGTAGATCTGTTAGTGTAACTACGTTATCTGGACTTGGCTGATCGCCGCCAGCATTTTGAACATTTAGTTCGTCAGTCATTTGGATCTCCTAGGTTAAAATTTTAACTGATGTTAAAATATAACAGATTGGAGATCCAAATATCAAATTAATTTGAAATTATTTAAAATTTTTATTAGGCGGTTGAATTGTTACTAGATCAGGGTCCCAGTCTAGGTATGGTAACCACTTGGGATCGGGAATAGTAACTCGCATCTTTTTTGCATTATTAACAAGACTATAATAGTCTGGCTTATAAGGCTTCTGCTTGGGTTTCATATGTTGCTTATGCCCTTTGATAGTATTACAAACATAACAACTAGCAACAATATTATCCCAAGTGGTCTTCCCACCTCTAACTCGAGGAACCACGTGGTCGACAGTTAGTTCCTTGATTTCTAGATGCTTGCTGCAATATTGGCATGTGAAGTTATCTCTAACTAATAGATTAGCACGACTAAACTTTACATGCTGCTTGGTCTTGATATAAGTTTCGCTAATCATTACAGACGGCACAGGTATAGAGATGCTGGGACTGTGTACGAACCAATCCTCATATTCCTCGATCACTTTTGCATGACCGAGGAAATTGATCTTTATTGCATCCCGCCAACTGATTGTACTGAGTGGTACAAAACTAAGAGGACTGTAGTCTGCATTTAAAATCAGTGTATGTCCCATTGCGAATATTTACCAAGTTATACTTCGTATATCATATAACTTAGTTTACCTCCCTTGCCTGATCCTGTGTCAAGAAACACTGCTCGTCCGCCTGCCCTGTTATCGTGAATAAATGGTTCATCAGTATCACGAATGTCATGGCCAACAACTACAGTTCGTCCCGGTTCAATCTTATCAACCCAGTCATATACACGGTTTGGATAACCGTCGTCACGCATAGGCTTCTCTCGATCAAGCTGACCAAAATAAGCCAGCTGACCGTGTTCGCCATGAGGACGATGATCCTTTATATACCAAAGCTCTGGTGTTGCAGCACCATGAGTAAACAGCATATCACCGATTACATAGTGCTGACGGCTCATGCTTTCGAGCGCACTCCATGCAGCACAAAAACGCTGGCGGTTACCTAGCTGCCTGAGCTCATTAACGGTCTTCATCATTCCGTTAGAAATCTTGCCACGATAGGTAGCACCAAAGTTAGAACGAATCCACATGTCCATCTTGCGTTCATGGTTGCCCCACACAAGTACAGCCTTGCCAGTCATGACTCGCTCATACACAAACCAAAAAGCTTCTAGGTTGTGATCACCGTAGTCAACAACATCACCTAGATAAATGGTAAATGCATTTTCGAGATCAGCCTTGGTTGCAGCAAGTCGAGCCTCTACGGGGTTACCGTGAATATCGCCTACTGCCATTACCTTGTTATAACGGCCAGCACGGAGCAAGTCCTTGATATCACCTCGGTTCACAACCGTAAAAGGCTGCGTCCACTGGATAACAGTGGCAACACCATCACCGTTGAGAATGCTTCGCAGATTGCTCTGGAACGTGGTATCGTGCTTCTCGATAAGACCGTTAACTTCCTTACGCCATCCAGCAGTTGCGAGCTTCTCTTCGATAGAGCGGTTCACAACTAGATAGTAAAGAGGTACGCCAAGACGCTGCGCCAGGTTTATAAAAAACTGTCGGTCACGAGTCTTAAGGTTGGTTGCATCTACAACTACCCGCTGACCATAGAGGAGACGATGCTCGGTACGTCGATGCAGTTCTGCAAAGATTTCGTCGTTTCGTGTCTGTACACGGAAGTCCCCACAAAGTTCCGCACGGATTGCGTCCGACGAAACGATTTCATGCTGCGGGAACAGCTTGTTTGCAAGTGTGCTCTTCCCAGCCCCGCTGGGTCCAATCATAAGCACTATAGAGTGAAGTTGAATAGTAGTCATGTGTTAACAATAACACATTATAAGAATTTGTCAACCAAAAAAGTAGGTTATAACCAATTGATAGAGTTTGAAAAATCCTGCCGAAATTCCAGCAAAACTGACGCCAAATATAGCAGCGCCCATTTCTATAGAAGCGTGGAAGGTTTCACAAAATGTAGCGATAAGGCCAGACGCAACAAAAGCTATTGCTAATGCACATATTAAACATACGTGTTTAGTTACTTCTTTGGCAACCATAACAAGCCTTTAAGTTTTGTAGCTTGTTTCTATTTATTATTGTTGATAGATTTTTCAACAAAACGAACTTCTGCTGTGGTTTCGATCCAAACTCTTGCCCCGCAGCTTAATGGTTTATCAGGGCTATAAACAATTCGGCTTGGTCCGAGTATTTCTAACTCATGAGCATAAGTGTTCTTCTTTCCCTGTTTAACAGTTAGAACAGGATCACAAGTACCGTTCTTTTTATTAGCACGGATTACATGTTGATTAACGTGAATGATGCTCTTAGTCATATGAATCATAGGTCCTGTCGTTTAGCATATACAATAATGTTTTATACTGATCGTGATAATGCTTCAGTGTTGGATTAGACATTATTAATTCTTCTTCTCGAAGCTTAATTTGATATGCATCATCATGAAAATAACCTTTACTTTTAAGAATATCAACTAATCTTTCTAATTGTTTGATACCGATTGTTAACTGATATGCAGGAACTACTTCGGCTTTCATAGCTGCTGTTTGAAGATGAGGATTTTCATCATATGGTTTATACTTTGAAAGATTCCATCTGGACATGGTTGTATCACCATCTATTCTAATGTCAAACATTTTAAAAAATTCTTGAAAGTCTTTTAGATCTTTGCTATCCATTTATCACCTAAAGGGTTTAAACTTTTCATTTTCATGAATAGTTAATGTGTCTAAGTCAACATCAATATATGACAACTCGTCCAAACAAATAAAACGAGTTCCGTCTATAGTTACATCTCTATCTAGATGCCAATGGCCGAAAATCCAAAGTGTCGGCTTAACAGAGAGCAGTAATGCATCAAATGCCTGTTGTGATCTGGACCTAACAGGTAATGCACGAGGAAATAAGTAAGGAATAATACATGCAGGACAATCGTGTGTTACAATGACACGAGGTTTAACAGCGATGGCAATATCAATCAACTGCTGCAATTCAGTCATAGTTAATTCTTCGTCAGCCCACCAGTCTACACCTTCGGTTCTCCATTCTCTATCTATACTGAATGCACCACCGATCAGCATCATATCATTTTCAATAAGACCGTCCTTGATCCAGTTGGGATGATTACGAGCTAATTCGGGACTGTCGTGATTACCGCGAATAAATCTTGCTCGTGAGTTTAGGTCAGGAACTTCGCGGAACCCGATACCAAAATCTCCAACTTGGATCGAGTCTACTCCTTCTGTTAAGGGTAGATATTGGTCCCATTTAGAATGTGTGTCACCTATAAATCTCATTGAGTCCTAACTGTAATGTGTAAACATCATCAACTGAAATGGTTGATCCATATAAATTGAAAACTTCGGAAACCATTTTGTAAATTCTAGTTTATATTCTTTTTCAATATTTGCAAGAGTTTCGGGGTCTGTTGCAATTACAGTTGAATCATCTCCGTCATCTGCACCCCATCTAAAATTACCGCTGTTGAATATGATACGACCAAAGACCATATAGTCCCCACCCATTCCGTCCATAATGATATCCAACGGGCATGTGTCATATAAATCATCATGTGCTTCCGAAAAGTCAGAATCATAATTATCAATACGAACACCGTAGATACCGTATGTATGAATATCAATACCCATTATCTTCTCCAGAATATTTCAGAAACTACTGCATAAACTATACAAAGAATCACAAGCCACACTAGAACAATCAGCGGATATACAACAAGCCAATTAAATACGTCCATTATGAATTTTCCAGTGCATTAAAAATTTGTTCAGACCTTTTCATATTAGCAACAGGTTTCAACCATCCCTGCAATATAGCAAGGTTGATAATATATGCATAATCTTTAGGACAATCTTCAGATAATTCAAATCCTGCCCGCGGTACCATGCATATATTATCAACTATCATAAAGTCAGGATCGCCAGTCTTAATGCGAACAGTTTTTGATTCTAGTAGTTCAAACGTCATTTGTCCAAGGGCCTTTCACCGCCATCAAAACAATGCCAAATATATCCAAGAGTTTCAATCGTTCCTAGATATCTTCCAGGTTCATCTGGTAACTCTTGTCCACTATAGTATGTTCTAACGAGTCTGTTTACAAGCGGCTTTTCTGTATCTACTTCTGCCCAAATAATCGGACGAGTTTTCTTGTGAGCAAGACTGAGAATCTTTGCTCCCTTGTGCATGGGAACAATTGGATCCATCATGGAATTGATTTCGTATTTTTTAATAATTCTCATTTTGAATTACAACTATCACGTTCTTCTTGATCAAGTTCTTTAACTATAGCACGATACTTTTCTTTTTGTTCAGCAGTCGGCCAGAACAGATCACTTCTATTTTGATCGTCATACCATCTGAGATATGATAGTTTTTCAAGACGGTCTTGGAGGTTCTTGATTAAATCAACTGGTACTTGTGTATAAAATTCATTTTCAGCCATTGCTATTATTCTCCTAATAATAGTCCTTAATCTGTTTCATTTTCGAATTGTTCTTCGTGCCATTTTGCCCAATGGCCGTTGAAGCCACTAGCGTATCTTAAATCACCGCTTGCAATTTTCTTAACATATTTTTCAACTCCGTTGGTTGTACTCCAACGTTGATCCAATGGGATATTGACGCTGATAATATCTCTAATCAGATTTTCCATAATCATAATTGAAGTTGTTTTGTCAGCGTCACTATTATTAAGTGCAATGACTAAGTCATTCAGACTCTGATAAATCGTCGGGGATTTCGTTTCGCCATCGTCTTGCGGTTTCATCATCATACCTTTCATTTAGTATACTTGCACCTGCCATGAACATCCATGCAAGAATTGCACCTACTAGCCAAAAAAGAAATAGAAGGGTCCACATTAGCAGACCCGCCTATAGACATAACCCTGGAAAGCATCCCATTCCTGGAATGTACGGCAACGTGGTTGTACTACAACTCGTCTCGACTGAACTACTACAGGTTGTTCAACAACAGCAGGCTGTTCTACTACCACTGGAGCAGGAGCAGCATATACCGGTGCACCATAACCGTAGCCATAATATGGACGATTAGAATTAGCAATAGCACTTCCGATAACTCCGCCTAACAAAGCACCTCCGGCCATTGCGCCAACCATAGCGGCACCGCCGCCATATCCCCAGCCGCCGCCCCAACCACCATAACCGCCCCAGCCTCCGTACCAAGCATTTGCTGGTGCAGAGACGAGAAGAGTTGCTGCAATAACTGTAGAAACAATTAACTTACGCATTTTAGTTCTCCTTATACTGTAGCTATTACTTGTGAAAGAACGGCATTATTTCAATAATACTAACGGATAGTACAGCCAGCACGGCCGCTCGACAATAATCAGTTCTATCAAAACTATCAATAGCTATAAGCATAACTATAAATCCTGTTAATCCAAGAGCAATCTCTACGTTCATTTTTTGCCTGTTTTCTGGTAAGCGAGAAAGAAAAAGTCCCTCAATAGTATTAATCACTTAACCAGAAAATAAATGAGGAAGGTTACCCCTCCTCATTAAAGTGATAGTTCCAACGAGCACCGCCCCAAAGTATACGAACCTCGTCAACCTTGGTCTGCGTATTGCAGTTCTTCTTGATCGTGTCAAGCACCAACTTACGAGCATCCTTGCCATCATACATACCAAACATGATTGCCGGCGTAAATGGATTCTGCTTGCGAACAGTGGGCATATGTTCAACGGCCCAGGTCTTACGATCCAACCCTGACATGGTCTGGAAGTAATCCTCGTAACGCTGAACAGTTTCGGCAATACCCTGCCAGAACTGCGTTTCGAACTGCTCTACACGATGCCGATCCTCATCCTGCATAAACGCCTTAGCATCATCTATGTTCTCATTGATCAACAAGTCGACTACGTTCTTCTCAAGCGCAATTGACTCCTTGGTCTTATGAAACCGTAGATATTCTTCGGCCTTTAGCTTTAGCATATGACCATCATCAAAGCGAATGATCCATCCCTCGATTCCTACGGCATCGCGAGTCTCAGTCATAAGGTGTTCGAGAGACGCAGCAGTACCCGGATAAGTCTTGACAATGTCAATCTCATAATCCTCAGCAAGGTCCTGCATAGTATCAAGTGACACATACTCGCCCGTAACAGTGTTACGGATTGCAATTAGCACTAAACGATCTTCCGGATAGTCAACTACAATACGCTGCTTACGAGAGCACCACTCAAAGATCGGCGTAAAGCCTAGCTGCATCTGCGTCTGAGCAAATGCAAGATAGTTAAGATGAGACTGTACCCACTCTGCAACCGGACCAGCAACATCCGTGGGACCCATCTTAGTCCCCCAGGTAAAACCGTCCGCAGTTTCAACCGGCGTGATCATAGATCCATCCAGCTTCTCCAAGATAACGTGCGGCTGACTCAAGTCGATAAGATGCGGCTGCGTCTCATCGCGTTCACCTACGTTAAAGAACTTGTGCAAGCGTCGAGCCATGATCATCCCATTGGGAAAGAACAGAATACCACGAAGCTCACGACGTAGTGCAGCTATATAATCCTGTTCCCAAACGTCTCCGACCTTGCGGCGAACTTCCGGAAAGGTATCCGGCATGCTGACAAGATAGTTAACTACATATCCCCAGGGACGCTCAGCAATAACGAACTCGTTACGACCTTCAATAGCCTGCCGTACATCGTCCAAGTGAGTAATATGCGGAAATCGGTACTGCATAATTGGCTCCTATTTACATATATAGTAGCATATTATTAAGAACTGTCAACTGAAATTTGTTGGTTTGTAAGCTATTGATTATACTATGAAATATTTAAAGATATTTCCGTATTCTGTAGATACTTCGATCTCTAAATGCATTAACTCGTCTGTGGTATTAAAAGTCCATTGTGCAGTCTTCTCGCTGAATAGATTATATAGACTATTTCTACTGGGACTTAAATGTAATTTACGACGAAGTTCATTTAATTTTAAATGTTCATAACTGTGTTCAATAATATTAAAGTTTCTATAATAAGTAATCCGTCCAAATTCACTAGGAGTTTTTACAAATATTGCACTGTCTCTTTTGACCTTATTAACAGATGTTAATTCAGATTTTAATTCAATGTCAGTTGCACAGTCAACGGGTATTTCATTAATTTTAATATCTCGTGCTAGGTCTGGTTTATTAACAGTTAATGCAACTGGTCTATAATAAGAATTAGATACCAATTGACAATCAGAATCGTGCAACATTCTATTAGCAAGATCCTCACAATCTTTAACGTTCATTTCAGTAGCATCTTCAACACTACTTAATTTTGGAGTAGCAATTAAATGAAGTGAATTAGAATAATTCACATGTTTGGGTTTTGGACCGGTTTCGTCAAAAATTACATAGAATGGTTTTGCAGAAGCAGTTATATCATTATTTCCAATCTCTTGAGTTTGGGTACTATACAGCCCATAACTGATCAGCCACATCTTACCTAAGAATACGCCGCGTAGATTATTTTGTAATACAACTCTATTACCTGGTTTAACATCGCGCCAACTAGCCTTGCGATTAGCAGCAATGGTATTGCTTATAGCTACTTTATACTCCTGTGACTCGGTAGAAATTAAAACATTAACAGCACCTAATCTTGCCCACACACAAGGATCTAGAATTTCTCCATTTTGTACTGTCGTAGACTTGAGTAGATTGATGATATTAATTCCAGACACTTCCAATTCAAATCCACGAGGATCTTCTACCCGCCAAGTATCACTGCCAGCACGGCCTTGGTTGCAATTTAAAATTCGAAATCCAACCAGTGGTTGATTCTCAACTACCATAGTAGGTAGCTTATATCCAGACATTCTAGTGTTTCTAGTAACCCAAGAGTTGATCGTGCTCATACGACTTTTTGCAGCACCGTCTGTTCCATATGGTGTTATTAAGCCGAGTGGTAGTCGATCTTTTCTAACAAGTACACCTACATAATATTGTGCTGGAAGTTTAATGGGGCTCTTCATATGGATCCTATGTGTCGCTTATCATTGATAAGATCATTGCATACTGTCGATCAATCTCTGCAAGCGAGTCTTGGAAAGGTTTTGCTGCAAGTTCTGCTGCGGCCTTTTTGGCTAGATTCATTTCTTTTAGAATCTTTTGACGTTGTTCAAATAATTCTTTTAAGCCTTCATTTGCATCAAGTGCTGCAAGTTCACTACTGCCAGAATTTGTAATGCTAATTCTGACGCCTTTTAAGATATCGCTCATGCTTGGACCTAGTTGTAGTGCATTAATCTAAAATGAATAGCGTCATTTACAGAAGTAAACTTTATGTATACATCAGTTAACAGTCCATACTCATTTACAAATTTTTGGACTATAGCATCTTGGTATGTTGAACTCACCATTTGTTCTAACAGGAACAAACTCAGATGCTTATCTTTCTGCAGATGATCGCTATCTACTTTAATATGTATTGTAGTGTCAGTGTCTAAACTGTCAATCAACTCAGTCTTTGCTAACGAATTTTTTAGCCCAAGCATCTGCCCACGACTCCAGGTGTTCTTCCAAATATTTAACCCCAGAATTGGAGTGGAGGCTAGGAGTTTTTGCAATAGTGTTAGAAACAACGTCCGGAAGGTTGCCTTCAATCATATCTAAAATCTTCGCACGTTCATTTGGTGCCATATCCTTTGAAGCATAGGCTAAACGTTCTGCTACCAGTCCACATAATTTTGCGGTTAGGTCTGCTAATTGTACATGATAATCTGCTGGTCTACTCATTGTCGGTACTTTCATTGTAAGTGATTTCTAAAAGTTCATATTCAGCTTCTAAATATTCTAGTCGTTCTCGTAGCTCTTCTACTATTGATCGTTTAATGTTTAGAAGATATTCGTAATGTTCTCTCATATCTGGATCCATGATGCCCCTTTCAACTATCTACCGTAGTAATTTAGCCGAAATTTTAACAGTCTGAGGAAAGAATATACTATTGATATTGGTCACGTAGGGGATAAAGTTGTGCTACCCATTTAAGTTGTGCAAAAATTTTAAGTTCTTGATCATTTATGAACAATAGAATTTCATTTCGATCTCGTCGTACAATATCATTTTTATATGCTATATTATTCGCGTTACACCATTGACGAAGTTCTAAAAATTCATCTAATGATAATGGTTGAGTTTTTAAAATTTCCATCACTTACTCACTATATCTTAATTTTAATGCTATTACAAGAGGATCATTATCGTCAAACTCTAAGCCAACACTTCTCGGATCCTTGTCCGAAGGCCACGAGTAGGATTTAACCTTGTATCCCTTCTCAGTTAGATACGTGATAAAAATGTCAAGACCGTTTTTGCTCTTAACCCATTCAGCAGTTCCGGTTGTGTCTAGGTCGTAATCCTCGCATAACTCAGTGATGAGATCTTTTAGAATACTGCGTCTTGTGTCTTTGAAATATGATCCACGTTTGAAATTGATTCGCATGTCCATAGTATACCAAACACAGAATCAATTTCAAAATTCTGTTACATTTTTAATTTATAGGCAATGAATTCTGGACAGTCCTCTTTTACTTCAATACCGTATGCAATATAAACTTCTTTATTATCTTCTTTTAATGGAGGAAGTTCCCAATAAGCGACCTGCCAGTTACGCCCAGCTAACCATTCAACGAAACACCTACTGCCTTCACGAGTCCTAAACCATACACGAGTGTTAGTACCACTGGCAATATCATGTTCATTAAGAAACTCTTTGGCTAATTCATTAAGCCAAGGATTACGGTCTTTGCTTGCTCTAAAATTACTAAAGTTGATTTTCATTTGATACTCGTAATCTTTCCATAACGTATTCTTCTTTTGAAAGAAATACTACCAAATGTTCGTCATCAAGTAGGGGTCTCATTAGTTTAATTTCATATCCAAGTTCGCATATGTATGTGACAAAACCTGTTGAAATATCTGTAGCATAAAAGACTTCTTTATAGTAAGAAGGATCTACACCAGATAACCAATTAGCATAATGCTGAGTAAACCATTTTCTATGCCATTTGGGTGCTTGATATGAATTGCGAATTTTGTAACGTTTATTCATGCGATAACAACCCAAACATATAATCTTCATTAGATATTTCAACAAGAGCACTGTTTTTATCAGTCCATGCATTATACCCATTTAATACTAAATGTTCTGCAAGTGCAGCTAATTGTTCATTGGAACTTTTGCTTAATAGTCTTCCTTTATAGTTTGTAGCCACTGAAGCGAAATGTTCGAGCCAGAATTGTTCTTCAAACTGGTTACGGATTTCATTAATGTCCATGATCATTAGTCACTGCCCTTTAATTGTTCATAAACAAATTTAGGACATGCTTCATCAAATTTTAAACCATATGCAATAGGATTAGCTTCATCTTTTGGTTGATAATCAACCGCCCAATAATCTACTCCGAATCCCTGCCATCGAAGCCATATTGCAAAGTTTTTACAGCCTGTAGGCGACCATACATATTCATTAACAAGTTTGTTAGAATATGTTAGATCAAAGTCATATTCAGTTAACCATTTGACTCGATATTCTCCTAGCCAATCTGGAAAGTTTAGATCTGCTGTTGTTAGTGGATTGAAGTTAATTCTCATAGCAGAATGTAAGGGTTGCATTAAGCAACCCCTACCTCATCGACACCCTGCTTTGGCTCATAATATACATATGTACCAAACGGTGGCTTAACACGAGTTTTAGCACCTTCTGTGATAATCCATAACGTATCTGCATAAGTCTCTGGACCCCAGGTACCAAACGGATATCCGTCAGTAAATACCACTGCCTTCTTAGGCTCTAGATTATTATCCATCCAATAATTCCAAAACGCCATAAAGTCAGTACCGCCGCCACCTTTGGGTTCATATTGTAGAAGTTCATCAGCATTTTCCTGTGTAAACTTCTTGTAATTATAAACATCTGTATCGAAGCAAATGACACCGATAGTGAAGTCATTATATGAACTCATGATACCATGAATCTCACTCATGAAATCACGTGCCATGTCATCACTGATCGAACCTGACATATCGATAGCAATCTGGATATCAATAGTTTCATCCTTATCCAATACCGGAAGGAAGATACCCGAATACATATGCTTACGATTTGGACGAGTCCATGTAAAGTCATCTACAACACAGCTCTGAATATTCTGTTGTAGTAGATCACGCCAATTGATCTTAGGTTCAACAAGATCATCAATAAGACGCTGTAGACCTGCAGGCATCTTACCAGCCGCAGCATTAGCAGCCTGTAGGATCTTACCCTTCATCTCCTCACGGATCTTCTTCAACTCATCCGAGTCGATTTCAATTGGAATACCCTTGCCCTGACCGCTCTTATCTCCGCCTTTGCCCTTCTTGTCATCGCCCATTTCAATATGGACGTCTAGTGTCTGTTCCTTCTTGACCTTGCGTCGTTCAAGATCATCATAAACAGCTTCTGAACTCCAGCCTACATACTTGGCATCATATAGTCCGACACGCTGGACACTCTTACCATCCTCGTCCTTAACGTTGTCATCGGTGACTTTCTTCATGGGCATCTTACCAATTTTATCCTGGGTAAGGGTGCCGTTAATAACATAGTCATTGGCCATGTTCCACCACTGCGGATCGCGATGTGAACGACGTCCAAAATGGTCAAATGCTACATGGAGAACTTCATGACAAAGAACGAACACAATCTCATCAACATCTAGTTCGCCAAAAAAGTCTCGATTGTAATAAATGTTACGGCCATCAACTGCCGCAGTGGGACACCAACCTGCATCAGTTGCATCTACCAGTTTAAGATGCATAGTGAGGTTACCGAAGAACGGCTGTCCAAATAATAGTTTAATACGTGCTTGTGAAATCTTTTTTGCAACTGGATCGCGATGCTGCATAGCATATCTCCTTGAACTGATATTGTAACTGTAGCAGATTTTAGAATGTTGTCAACTGAAATTATCTATATCCAAGAGCGTCAATGTGCTTCTGGATCCATTTTTGATTTTCTTCTCTCATATCGAAACTATGATCAACATGATCTTGATAGAATTTTCGCAGTTTCTCGTCCCCATACAAGTGATGCATACCTTGGTCACCATACATACTTTTAACCTGTTGACTGCACTTGTCTTTAATTTGAGTTCTACGTGATAATGCCTGTTCATTCCATGGCGCAAATCCATAATGATATACTACTAATTCATTAGTATCAACTGAATGATAATGTCGTCCATAAGGCCACGGTGCTGTATAATTTCGGATAGCTCTAGCGAATCGCATATCAAACCATTTTTGCCAAGTGAATCCAGTTGGACATTGATCTATAATGTCCAAATCATATGTATATTGTTTGCCCCAATCCAATTCAACTAGACTGTGACATCCGATTTTAAATTCAGTATCAGACGGAAGGTCGTCTAGCACTGTGTAATTGCCAACCAAGTATTCAGTTACGTTTAGAATTATTCTCCAACCTTCAACAGGGAGACTTTTTTCAAGTTCATAAATCTCTGGTTCAATTCCGGCAAAGTCGAAACTCTCTTGACGAGTTGGAACAATGGTCCAAGTTGGACACATTTCTCTAATAATGTTGCAGGATTTATCATTACTTCCATAGTCAATCATTACACCATGATCAAATACCTTAGACTGATGTCTAAGCCACCAAGGAAGTAGATATTCTTCGTTGTAAAAATGACATATAACTGTTTTGGGTAGCGTTGGCATTTATAATTCCAAATAAACTATTTGTAGAGTTATTCACTCTGTAAAGTCAAGAAAAAGCGGACGATTGCTCGCCCGCTTCAAGGGTGTGATTACAAAGTGTTACGGAACGTTTGGAATCAAATCCGAGTAGCGATTACAGAACTCAGTCCAGTTCTTCAGCTTGGGAGCCATAATCGGAAGCTTATAAGTTCCGAGGATTGCCTTAGCACCCATAACCGCAAGCTCATCTTCAAAGTTATCCATTGTGAAGCGGAAGAATGTATCAACCTGCTTATGGAACTCTTCCATTGGCTTGGGATCACCACCACGCTTGGCCTGTTCTGCCTGCTTAGCACTATCTGCTAGGTAGTAGGTCAGTGCAGTAGTAAGAGCATACATAATATCAATCTGTTTGACATTAAGCTTGGTAACCTTGCCTGAAAGCACATCACGAGCATGTGGAAGATTAGCAGCCTGCTGACGATAAGTCATAAACTTAATACCAGCACCTTCGCCAACCGTACCCTTGATCAAGTCGCTGAGTACATCACTTGGTAGTGTGGTATCAACCAACTCGTTGTTTTCATTAGTGTCCTGGATCAGTTCGCTGACAAAGTACCACGAACGAGGTGTAGCGAACGCCATTGACTCCGATCCAGGATTGAAGTGGTTGAGATCATTTGGCTGGAAGCTTAGATACCCAACAACATCCTTGTGAACACGATTTAGTAGTGCCCATTCCTTCCAGTCGTCAAAGTCTACAGCAAGTGTAAGGTGACTGAAACGATTGGCTAGCGGCATTGGCATGTTATATGCAACACCCTTGTCCTTAACTCGGTTACCAGCGGCAATAATTACCACGTTCTCAGGAAGTTCATACTGACCAATCCGACGATTAAGAATGATCTGATATGTTGCAACCTGGACGCTGGGAGGTGCAGCACTCATCTCGTCAAAGAACACTAGTGCATTGCTGTTTGGATCTGTAGGAAGATCACTTGGATTAGACCAAGTAAACACTTTTTCAGTTAGAGCTACGTTATGCTCATCCTTAACAACATTACCCTTAGCATCGGTAATCTTAACATCAATAAGATGCGGGATACCGCGGATGTCTGTTGGTTCCATAAGTGGAAGTCGGATATCAATAAGTGGGCGGCCCTGCTGGCGTGCAACTTCGGCAACAATGTCCGACTTGCCAATGCCCGGCTGTCCCCAAATAAACAGTGGACGCTTGCGCTTCGAAGCGTGTTGGATAGCCAACTTCAAGCGGCTTGGTGTTGTAGTAGAATGTTCAATAATTTTCTGCTTAGCGTTGCTCATTTGTAATCACCTCGTTGTTTGTCATTACTCACACAAGCTATACGAAGATCTCGAAGGTGTCAACAGAATATTTTGGTATATGCGTTATTTTCCGACTTTAAATTCAACGAATTTGTTTACATTCCCGCTAACCATTTGTAATTCAAAGTGGATCGCCGAGTCAAACACTACAATATTTTGACCTTTTATGCACCAAGGTCCGCCTACACAGTCGTCCATATTGAGGATAATTCTACCAGTTACATATTTGTTAGCATCACTAGTGCTGGTATAACTGGCATAGGTTTGTGCAAGAGTATCACATCCAGTACGGGTAAGTCTCCAGCCTGATCCTACAAAGAAGTAGCGTCGGATACGATCGAAGTTGAGATTATATAGAAAGGAGGGATCTAGGTCGTGTTGTATTTCTGTAGTGATACGTAAGCAGAATTGTCGCGGGTCTTGGCTGAATAATTTTAGATCTTTTTTCTGTACTACTCGTTGTAGCATTGCCGCACCACACCTGCATGATTATTTATGGTACAGCCAAAAGAATAGCCGCACTACTTTGGAATAGTGCGGCTATCAAGTTAATTATGTCTAAAATTACTTCTCGTCAGACTCGGTTATAACAGTACCATCAGTTAAGTGAACTACTGTAAACTTATCAGTCTTGAATAACTTGTTTAGTTTAGTGCAAAGGTTAAAGGCATGGCCCGGATTGCTAAAACTTACTTTGAGATATTTAAGATTTGGTTGATTGATAATACTGTTAAGTGTGCGAAGGTTGATTGGCTTACCCTGATAAAATACTGCATATATACCAGCTGCCTCAAGAACCTGCTCACTTTTAAAAGTCTTTGGATCTGTGTAATTTAAAAGTACGTTCGGTTTTGGACGCGACATTATTATTCCTCGTAGACCGAATATTTATCTTATCCTAGTCTTTGAGAAGTGTTATTACTCAGGAACCCTCTGTTTCTACAAACATATGGTCAACAAGTTCTTCAATGTCAGCGGGATCAAGTCTGCCTAGTACTTCCTTAAACTTTCCAACTATATGTGGACCGATATTAAAATTTTTATAATTAATAATACCTGGATTAAGGCGGAAACATTCCTCTACTAGATCTGCTTGTTCTTGAAAGATCTTATGATAGTAATTACTACCTGCCAACGCCCACATGAACATCATGCTGAAGCTACCAAGTGGTAGAATAATACCAGCAAAGGCTACCATCTTTTTATTACAATTGATATCCTCTATTATATGTGGACGATCAGTCAACACACTTAACATACGAGCATCTTCGATATTAGTAATCATCACTTCTAAATCCTGATGCTATGGTTGTTTTTAAAACTGTTTTTAACAGATCAAGATCTGGTTCAAACCCATATGCACAATACTTTGTAAGGCGCATAGGTGTTACTTCAGCTAGTGAATTTTTGTTTGCCCGAATGATCCCATCAGTGGCATCTTTAACAGCTTGTTCAGTTGCAAGTATAATAGAACCATCCGTGACGAATTGACTTAGTCCTAGATCAAAGTCATTAATCAATTGCCATGCAGATGAATGCCAACGTTTTTGCACCAACTGAACAGTTAACCAATTATCCTTTTTGTTATATCCGTCAGTTTCTTCAACTAGGGTATCAAGATCCCAGATAGTAGGGTTTTTAGTTGGACCGCAATAGATTGTATAGGTACTAGCATTATTGGTTTTATATTCTTGTTCTACCTTACCAAACTCATTAATACGACTAGTTAGATCAGTAAATTGTTGCGGATTACGAAAGAAGAAATCCACATCCTGTATTTGCCAAGGCTTGCCTTCCCATAGCTTTCTAACACTACCGCCGGCAATCCACGGACCCGTTTCTAAGTTACAATATCGTGAGAATATTTTAGAAAATTTTTCATCTTCAACTCGGAATGTCTTCACTCAAATCCTCCGCCAGACATGGTAATATCTTCTGGATTAAGTAGTTCTTCTTGTAGGTCAATTACTCGATCACTTAGTACTTTATAACGATTAAGCACCAGTGCGATACCAGTACTAAGCCTCTCAGCTTCTGCAATAGTGAGACGAATTTCTTTACTATTAAAATTACGTGCATTCTTGTATTTCTCTAAGAATTCATGAATGCCATCGTTAATGATATGTTCATTACTCATAGGTCGATTTGCCTTTTCTTTTGTGTAATGCTGTTCTGCATTTCTAACTTGGATTGGAATGGTCCAATATATTCATTTTCAGTTAATGTTGTTAGCTTTGGACAATAACTTGTAACCCAACCATTTGGAAACTTAACTCCATAATAGCCTGCTGAGTAGTGTGTATTACTTGTAGCAGTTCTCTTATATACGGGAAGTTCTTGTTCTTCTACTGCAATAGCACCAACATGTTTAACTGGAAAGCCTTTGATGTTGCCAAGCTCAGCAACTTCTTCATCTTCGTGCTTTTCAATTTCTATTTTTGATCCAACAAACTTTTCAAGATCTTTGATATCCTTGAATCGACTCTTTGCAAGTTTACCGATTGCAACAATGCCAGCATCATTCTGTGTAACCAGTGCAACTCGATTGCCATCGTTCTGTAGAATCCAACTGGTTTCTGTAATTGGTTTAAGCGAGTATTGACTCATTTAATCACTCCGACTGAAGTAGGAAGCCGCGGTACTGTGAACCGAAACATGGACTATATTCGCTGGTATTCTTTTCAATCTTAACAAGCCCGTGTTGATTACAGAATCGCATGAGTGCAAGACCAACTTGCTTCTTAATCTCTGTATTAACTTCGCTAATTATAGCAAGGTCAAACTTATCAATCAAGTCCGCAGGCTGCTGTGAAAGATCAATAAGTTGAACATTACGCTCATAATCATCACGTACACGATGTTCTACATTTTCATGATCCAACCATTTAGATAACATGAGATTATTCCAAGCATAACCTTTATTTTCTCTATCGGCATATGCTTCTTGTAGCTTCTTAGTTCTCACACCTGGGAATGCACTCATTACATTGTCACCGGGGTCGCCACGTACACACTTTTCAAACAGTAACCATTCCGGATCTGGAACAGCCATAGGTTGACCTTTTTTGTTAATCGCAATATTACCATCCTTATCATATATTCCAGTGTGAGTATATAGTAGGCCGGCAATACCATTAAAGATCATTACATTTGGTTTAATTAACTGTTGAAAGTCGCTATCACTGCTAATGACAACATGAGTATCATCTGGATGCAGTGCAATCCAACGGGCAATCATATCATCTGCTTCTGCATTTGGATGTTTTAGTACTGTACAATTTGTACTGGTTCTAAGGAATTCAATAAACTGATCCATTACTTCAAAGAAGATTTGATCTTCTTCTACTTCTCGTGGTGTTCTAGCATTAGCAGCAACTTTACGATTGGCTTTATAAGGGACGTACATATCCTTACGCCAGCTACGGCCTTCTAGACAAAATACAGTATGAGTCCCGTCGAACTGCTGCCATACTTTTTTAATACTGGTAAAAATGGTATGGAGAGCCAGTCCAATTTGTGTTTCTAAATCCGGTGCTCGCAATCCAAACCGAACTCTAAGAAATAGATTTTGTGTATCAATTAGTAGATAGGTTGCCATTGTGTTTCCTTCGCTTAATTCTAGTTATAGCAGGAAATCAAAATTTTTGCAACTGTTATTCTTTAATCCAATACCATGCAGTGTTTTCAATTAGTCTTACTGTTGATAAATCTATATTATTTCGTTTACACCAACTTTGGATAGCCATAGTTACGCCACCTAATCCAATATCGTGTCCTGCAATTATTCCGCCCTTGCGAACTTTTGGTACATAATTAGTTAAATCATCTAATACAGCTCTCAGACTATGATCGCCGTCAATAAACACAAAATCAAATGATTCATTTTTAAGTAAGGGTGCAGCTTCATTACTAGACATCTTTACTAATTCGAAACGATCTTTCATATGCTCATAATTGCCTTGAAATGTTTCGAAGTTTGCATCTAAGTCTAGTTGAGGAACCACTTTATCCCAATCTTTATATGATTTATAAGGATCAATGCCCATTATTTTTTTAATGTTTGGACAAAATTCTAAGAGCATATAGCTGTTCATTCCGGATTGTACACCAATTTCAATACCGCGAAGGTTCTCACCTAACGCATTAATAGGGTCGATTAATCCCCAAGCAGCTTGATGTGTAGCCGTGCTTAACCATAAGCCGTTTCTTTTTAAATACTCTATTTGTGATTCCATACAAGTATTTAGTGGCTATTTAACTATGTTCAGTCTTACCATCAGGGAGCCTAATTTTACGTATAGTACTTACTAACTCTGGCTCTGGCTGGTTTAAATCTTCTATTACACTAAAACATATATCGTTCAACCAACGGTTGATACAATCGTCGTCAGACCCTTGATAATTATTCTCTCTTAGGTAATTAATAAAGGCTTCATTATAATCTAACTCAAAGTAGGTCTTACTTGAATCTTCTGGATCCCAAGCAATCTTTGGCATGGCAATCCATGGCTCTTCTAATATGTCTGCCCGGCGACGCTCATACTCATTTTCTGTAATTTTTTCGTGTTTAAATTCAACACTAGCAAGAGCAAGTTGACGGTCTTTTGCAGGCTCTACAAGTTCAGCTACACTGTGATCATATGTATATTCGTCAATCTTATTATACTTGCGATCTAAATCTAATTTGTTCTGTTTCCATACTGTTGAGTTAGGAGTATTAGTTAAATTAATCATTCCTAAATCATAATTATAATCATCTACCTTACCGTAATTTAAATCAATAGCAAGAACGGTTTTCTTAAAAGCAACTTCATCTTCTCTATGATTAATCTCTGCTAGTTTGACTTCTAAATCATATCCGGTGAGCTCATACTCTGCCTGTGCAATTTCCCTAGTCTTACCCTTTAGTCCCCATGAGCCAGGCCACATTCCAAATGGTATCATCTTTATCCTTTCGACCTCAGGCTAGTGAGGCATACAAATGTATTTGTAAATTATAAGTAAACCCATAATCCATACAGTATCTAGCAGTATACTCGTGATTGCGTTGATTTTCAACCATATTTAACAGGCCTGGATCCCAAAACGAAATTTTCTCATCTACATTACTACGCTCTTCGAGCGTAATATCATTCTTATCTGCCCTGAGTTGTTTACTCTTCTGAGGTTCACTGTTGTATATGTTCATTGGACTAATGAAGATCTTCTTACCACTGTGTGCATATTCATGAGCCCAGTCTGGAATAGTACTATATGGACTACCCTGATCTGCACTCATAACAAACTTCAAACAATCAGCACGATCCATTACTTGCTTATTAGGCTTTAGATATGCAGTTGGAACACCTCGCTTCTCATTACACTTTGGTGAGCATACCAGAGTAGTTTCTGCAGGAATGTCTTGCCATACTGTACCGTTACTTTCAATCTGAGTATGTGCAAATCTAGTATTCATATACTCGAGAAATGGTACAATGTTTTTCTGTAGTAGTGGTTCACCACCTGTTACTACCAGTACCATGTTACGCTTCTTAGTAACAGTTTCGCCCGTCCATATTTCTTCGGCCCATAGTGGCATTTCGCCTGCAAAATGGTCACTAATAGCAGTATGTATACGTTGGTCTATCTGTTCAATAGTAAGCCAATCGCCGCCATCAAAGTAAGTGTCACAAAATGAGCAAGCAAGATTACATTTGGCAAGTCGTACGAAAACAGCAGGTTCTCCTCGATAGGGACCTTCTCCCTGTAGAGTAAAGAATATACTTGTAACGTAGAGTTTATCTTCTGCGTTATCAAAATACTTTTGACCTACGATTTGATTACGACCGAACATCTTTAGCCCCTTTAAATCCTGTTATATGATTCACGGATCTTCCTTTATACCAGTTATCTGGTATGTTGTCTAGTGATTTAACTTTTTTATTTTCGATTCCATTTGTAATCCAAAATGTTCCGTAATTTGGATTATTTTCTCCCTTGTTTAACTCACTTAATTTTTGTTTAGTTGAGTCTTTTAGAGAAGTACCGACTTTTGCTTTTGACAGTTTTTCACAGAACTCTTGACTTTTTTTGCGACCTTTATGCCAAGATGTTTTACCTTTTTTTGATTCAGATATCTTTCTTTTAGTTTCTTCTGTATGGGAAGAGATAACTGATTTTCCAAAGTTAGGATGATTTTTTCCAGTTAACCTAGGTGGTTTATTTTCTTCGCATATATTAGTAAGAATACCACCCGGGTCAATGTCTATTCTCCCGTACTTTTTTATTAACGTTGTTTCTAAATCATACGCTTCTAATTCAGTTAAGTTGTCGCATACCTTTTCAATTAAAGGTTCAAGATTTTTATTTCTTAAACCTTTAATGTAAGCGTACTTCTTCCTGTTTTCAGTTTTTTCAAAGGTTTCTTTTAAATGAACGTACATCCTATTACCTTTACCTTTTCCAATATAAAATGGTAAACTGGTCATAGGATCCACATATTGATATACATAATAAACTTTTTCCATATTGTATTTAGTATGAGGTCGTTCTTGCCAAACATATTATTGTTCCTCTGGATCTTCCCGACATAGTTTCTTCATCATCATGTAACTATCGTAGGCTTCTTTTAATGGATGCATACGTTTAGTCTGTTCTTGAAATTGACGTTGCCATTCTTCATATGCAGACTTTAGAGCTGGATTCTTTTCATGCTCTTCATTGTCTGGTACTATAATGTACAACGATTCTATGATTAAGTCTAGTGTTGCACCAATTTTAAGTTCTGGTTTATCTTTTCTTTTTAAAGTTATATCAACTTCATCAATATGAGCACCCGCCATTGTAACTGATGAATTATAACCGGTATTGTAACTATTATTAGCTGCCCAATTATATCCGCCAGTTGATAATCCGGTATTAATAGTTGGACTTGCTGATATAGTGTAAACACCTGTATTTGCAGAAGTTGTTGCCATCGTTGTTAAATTTGTATACATGTTACTGTTATAATAATCTGTAAAGTCATAGTAATTGTTTCCAGTACCAGTTAAATCTATATAATTGTCAGTCTCCTGAACCGGTGTCTTTTTTGACGATAACGACTCGGTTAAGTTCGTCAACATCCCAAATAATGCTGTCACCTTCTTGCCAACCCATTTCATTGATAAACTCCTTTGAAAAAACTAGAACCAATTCGCCATTATCATCTTCGGCAATGGTTCCGGTATATTCTCTATGCGTCTTCATTCTTAACTCCTGTTAACCGTGTCTAAGATTATGCTGAACAAGAATGCTTGCAATCTCTGTGGACAGATCCTGTTCAGCAGTTATAATATATAAATCTCTATTATAACGATCTGTATGTTCGTCATAATCAGAAACTTCAATAATAGTGCCACCATATGCACGTTGCATTTTTAAAACCATAGAGTTACGATGATCCATCTCTACATCGTTACTAACCCTAACAAGAGACGGACGATCATTATACAGTTTTTCTTGCTCAGCCTTTAAGGCCTTTTTAACCTGCTTTCGAATCCATTTATCGAACCATTTCATTGGTTAATCCTCTTTAGTTAATGCGTGATAAATTGTAGCTTGTTTGATTACTTCTTTGCCAATTTCCATTGCAAGAGCATTAGAAAAGTCTTGCTGTGCTTTTTGAGTATTGGTACCCGACAATTGAAGATCAATTGTAAATGTAAATTTCATTTTCGGCGTAAATGTATTCGGGTCGACTACGACTTCTGAAGATTCAATTGATATCATCTTGGAGCAAAATCCTGCTGTAATTTTACATTGTCAAAGAACTCTTTCTTAGTACCAAGATCATCCTTGAATGCTCCACGCAATACTGTAGTCTGAGTCAAACTTGAGTGTGCCATAATGCCACGATTTTCACAGCACCCATGTTGTGCTTGAATATAAACTGCAACATGTTCACTATCAGTTGCCTTTTGAATTTCAGTTGCAATATCGCTACAAAGTTCTTCCTGAAGAGTTCCTCTACGAGCACACCACTGTGCAATACGAGTATACTTGCTAAGTCCGATTAGTTTCTTATGAGCAATGATACCAATATACGCAACACCATTTACTGGTTGATGATGATGTGAACACATACTACGCAATTCGCTACGCACAACTAGCATACCATCATAACGTTCTTCGCTATCATTTGGAAATGCTGTCGCTTCGGGGCAACAATAGAACCGACCGCGCATTAGTTCATTAACATACATCTTTGCAAGACGTTTGCCGGTTTCCATTGAGTTTGGATCGTTCTCACGATCAATAACCAGACTGTCTAGTACATCTTCAAACTTACCTGTTAGTTCGTCAATAAGTTCATTGATTTCATGCTTGGCAACAAAGTTGCTGATGTTATCATTCGCATTGAATCTTGCACCCGCCGCCTTGATACGATTACGGATTATTTCACTTGTTTTCATTTTTGTATTTCTCCCGATGATGTGACCAAAATGTCTAGCAGAGGGTTGCTAAATATCCTAAATTATTCTTATAATACTACAATATTTAAATTTAATAGTCACTATAAAAATGTTTAATTATGTTTATCAACTCAAATTCAAACCAACCGGGTGTTTATACATTGGTGCAAGGAAATGTAACGAAGATCCGGTTAATGACCTTTGGGTAAAATATTTTTCTTCGTCAAAAGTTGTGAAAAATCTTATTAAGAATCATGGAGCAGATTCATTTGAATTCAAAGTGGTCAAAGTTTTTAACGATTTTAATGAAGCATTAGATTT